ACTAGCGGAGCAAGTGAGACTTGTGTATGCAGAACAGATACTGGAGGTAGCGCCCAAAATGGGATGCTGCTTGGGTATTCAGATGGTACAAACATATTGTGGTATGCAACGTCTAACGGTTCAACGTGGAATATAATATCAGGTGGAGTGTTGTGTTCCGTTGCAAGTGTTAAAAATACTTGGGCACATTTTGCTTATGTAAGAAGCGGCAGCACATTTACAGCGTATGTAAACGGAACTCAGGCATACACAACTACAAGCAGCGCAGCAATAAATCAAGTTACTAATGGGTTTCGAATCGGCACTGCAAATACTGGCACAGGGCTTACTAATTTTGGCGGTTACATATCTAATTTTAGGTATGTAAAAGGATCTGCTGTATATACAGCCAACTTCACTCCACCCACAGCACCTCTCACCGCCATCACCAACACCAGTCTGCTGACCTGTCAAAGCAACCGCTTCATTGACAACAGCGCCAACAACTTCACCATCACACGCAACGGCGATGTAAGCGTCCAAGTCTTCAGCCCGTTCTCTCCGACTGCCTCGTATGCTGCAGGGACAAATGGTGGCAGTGGGTACTTTGATGGGACGGGGGATAACTTATATTTTAACGGAACTGCTATCCCAGCAACGGGAGATTTTACTATTGAGGCATGGGTGTATCCACTCACAACTGCATCGCACACCGTCCTAAGTTTACGAGGTAGTTCTTATTCATTAAGACTTGAGATTGGTGGTGGCGGCACCGGCGCTGTTGATTTGCTAATACCTAATACTGCAGCCTCAAATTGGGCGGCAATTATCGGTTCATTTCCTGCAGTTTTCCCCCCATTTGCTTGGCATCACATAGCGGCTGTTCGTAACGGTGGTACTTATTCAGTTTATGCAGACGGAGTACGGGTAGCAACAACAACAGCAATTTCTTCCGGTACTGCTTTGCCCACAGATTCAAACAATTACATTGGTGGTACAGCTTATCCGTCAAATGCGTATATAAGCAACGCCAGATGCATCAATGGCACGGCGCTGTATACCGGCGCGACTTATACAGTCCCCACAGCACCTCTCACCGCCATCACTAACACCAGCCTCCTGCTCAACTACACCAACGCAGGCGTCATTGACAACGCGATGATGAACAACCTTGAGACGGTGGGTAATGCGCAGATCAGCACTACGCAGAGTAAATGGGGTGGGTCTTCTATTGCGTTTGATGGGACGGGGGATGCGCTGTCTACACCAGCCAATGTTAACTTGGCGTTTGGAACAGGTAATTTCACAATTGAGATGTGGGTGTATGGCTCCACGGCAAACAATAGTTCAACCATAGGTGGTGGCTGGCCGCGCTTTTTTGTTTTGGGCACGTCTCAAACGGCTGGGTGTATAGAGTCTTACGTAGTATCTGGTGGAACTATATACGTAGAACTTTTTGGTTCTGGTTCGCTTACTTTTACAGCCAGTACACTATTAAATTCTACGTGGAACCATTTTGCTGTTACACGATCTGGAACAACTTTAAGACTTTTTGTAAATGGAACACAGCAAACAAGCGGGACATTTTCAACAAATCTGAATTTGCCAGCGACTTCATCAAGTTGGATTGGAGCCGTCAGCGCATCTGTCGGTAATTTCAACGGCTACATCGACGATTTCCGCATCACCAAAGGCTTTGCCCGCTACACCGCCAACTTCACGGCCCCGACTGCGCCGTTTTTTACGAGCTAACTCAAATGCTGTATTCAAAACTTGGATCAATCCCTAAGCCCGAAACAGACGGCACTGACGGCTGGATCGAAGTGCCTGAGCCTCCTGTAGCTGGAGACGGTCAAGAGGTTGTGTGGTGGTTCCCTCCGGGCTGGGTGGTGCGTCCTGTTAAGCCTGTGAAAGACGGGTCGGTTTTTGATTGGAGCCAGTCCGATGAGCGCTGGGTTGAAGAATTGTCAACTGAAGTCATTGTCTTGCCCGATGTGCAGGTCGTCGATGTACTCGGTGGCAACGACTCAATCCAAGGAGGTGTGTAATGCTTGAGTTTGTCGGCACAGGCTTTATCGGAGCCCTCTTAGGAGGGCTGTTCCGTCTTGCACCAGAAGTGTTGAAATTCTTCGACAAGAAGGATGAACGCTTTCATGAACTGAAAATGTTTACGCTACAAACTGATCTTGAGAAAGTGAGAGGTCAGTTTCGCATGGAAGAGAAATACGTAGACTTTAGCAAGACAAGTTTAGAAGCTATCGGTGAAGCATTTAAGCAACAAGCCGAAGCAGACAGCAAAGCATGGAAATGGGTTGCTAGCGTTTCTGCGTTGGTTCGTCCCGGCATCACTTGGTTGCTTTTTGGAATGTACGTCACAGTAAAAATCGTCACTGTCACCTATGCAATCAACACTGGTGTAGCTGCCATTGATATTGCTAATCAAGTGTGGTCAGAAGAAGATTTTGCTATGTTGATGATGATTTTAACATTTTGGTTTTTGGGGCGCACCATAGACAGGTATCACTCGTCACCTCGATGATAACCGCTTCTCAGAATTGTTCTAAAAGGAATTTTTTTGTTTGAAAAATACACAAGTCGCTGAAGCAATAAGTATTGCTAAAGAAACATTGTGTAAGCCGTTTGAGGGATATGCTAGACGACTTCCTAACGGAGATTGTCATGCCTATCCCGATCCCGGCACAGGCGCACAGCCTTGGACGATAGGATGGGGCAGCACAGGCCCTGAAGTGAAACACAACACAGTGTGGACGCAACAACAGGCTGAAGCGTCCCTAGACAATCATTTGTTACACTTCTGCGCTGGGGTATTGACAATGTCTCCAACGCTGTTGCAAGAGCCTCCGAGACGTCTTGCTGCAATTATTTCTTTCGCGTATAACTGCGGACTCAGAAACTATCGCATATCAACACTGAAGAAACGTGTTGATGCTAAAGATTGGGTTGGTGCATCAGAAGAAATAGTGAAGTGGAACAAAGCTGCTGGTAGAATAATGGCAGGTCTTACCAGACGTAGACAAGCAGAAGCGAAACTACTCAAATGACTATTCCATCTTTGTTGAAAATTGTTGGTAGAGAATATGATGTAGTAAAAGTTGAGGAATATGATGATCAAGTTGGTGGTGTAAATTTTGAAACATGCACAATTGTTGTTAAGGATGGGCAGCAACAGCTATTAGAAGCTGACACATTGTTACATGAATCGTTGCACATCATTGATGAGATATTTCAACTTGAGCTATCAGAAAGGCAAGTATATTGTATTACCAGTGGAATCATTGCTCTTCTTAGAGATAATGCCGCTTTAATGCCATATATCAACGATGCCTTACTTTCACCGAGAAAAGTAGTATGAGTAAATTCACCGCAAAGCAAAAAGAAATCGTAGCCCGTAAGCTTGGTTACGAAGGCCCTATGCAGGGCTTCGATGAGTTTTTGAAAAGCTCTCCTGCTTTGGCTATGAAGTATGGCATGGTTGCTGATAAATACATGGCTAAGGGCGGTGTTGTTAAGAAGTATGCTGCTGGTGGTGCGGTAACATTTAATATTGATCTTAAAACAGCAACAGCACAGCAGAAGGCTGCTGAATATAATCGTCTTATTGGTGCTGGTTTTACTGATGCACAAATTCGCAATGCTGCAGGTACTCAAACAGATTCTGATTGGTCTGCATTAACTTCTCTTGCTAGGGCGTCCGGTAGTGGTGTTCGCGCCGACACAGGTCGTCAATCACCACGAGTACGCCCAGATACAGTAACGGATGCCAGTGCGTTCACCGTAGACGACGCAACAAGTGGTGCAACCACAAAGCCAGTCAAGCTGAACATCGACACTAAAACAGCAACAGCAGCACAGAAAGCTGCTGAATATAATCGTTTGCGTTCTGAAGGCTTCACTGACGCTCAAATTCGCGCTGGTGTTGACACTGCTCTCGGCACTAAACAAACAGACGCTGATTGGACAGCGTTGCAAGGCATTGCTTCTAAAGCAGGCACCACTATTCCAAAGACAACTCCTGCTACACAATATACTGAAACAGGTGTTCCCATTGCTGGTGCAACGCAGCAGGTACAGGCGCAACAGACTTCTACAGAAGGTTTGAAGCTTGATCCTACAGATTCTGCTTATAAGCTCGGTACAGCGCCTACAGCAACATTAAAGACAGCGGGTGTTGCAGAACAGGCGACAGCAGCGCAGGTAGCAGCAGGACAAACCT